GGTATCAATTCGCTAGGCCAAAAAAAGGGAGGGCCGAAGCCCTCCGTATACTACTTAATGTTTTTCCATTTCATGCTACTACTTTTGTTGGTCCTGCATTCTTTAATGCTTTCTGCTGTAACACACCACCAATTGTCAGATGATGATACTTCTACCAATGTGCCTTCTAACAATCGCCTACGCACGTTACAGATAACAGCAACTGCTATATCAAAAGATGCCTCTGTTACATCATGGTTATTCCATAAGTCATCTTCCATTAAACCTAAAAACGTTACGATATTATTTTCTTTCATACATCCTCCTATTAAGAAGGGGGCCGAAGCCCCCAGTTGGTTAGTTAATGTTGTAGGTAAAGTCTAGTTCTAGTTGTTGTTGCCACGGCGCTTGTAGTGGTTCGCTTGGTCTATTGCTACAGTACTCACAACCCTTGCTACCACATACATCCTCAAGCCATACATTCTTTACATCATCATAATAAGCGTCATACTTATTGTTATATAGTTTCATACTGTTCTCCTATTAAGAAGGGGGCCGAAGCCCCCAGTTGGTTAGATATACTTTGTTACTCGTTGAAGAAAGTTCTCGCGCGCTGCATCCCATGCATCTTCATCGTTGGTTCTAAAGTAGTCACCGTGATTGGTAACGTCTTGACTGTTAGTATTGAATACCCATGTTACATACTCACCATGGTAATCGGCAAGCACAACACCTTCATACAAACCCATGTACAACGCTACTACTCTTGCACCATTCGCACAGGTACCACCTACTTCTAACTTGAATGCACTCATAATAAACTCCTAGTTAATACCAAACAGAAGTTGCTTGGTTAGATACTTTATCTCATAGGTTGAAACATATGTAAAGTTACGACCCCACCTATACCCCACCACCCCAAAACGCTTTGGGTCCCATGCGCCGTGTATCTCTCTAAGATTTGCACAAATAACAACTCATTTTACGAAACCCACCCCCTTGCTTTATAAACTTGACATATTAAAAAATTTCTACAAAAAAATTCAAAAGTTAGGGCTAGGCTGAGAAGGAAGAACCACAACCACATGTACTAGTTGCGGCGGGATTCTTTATTTCAAACTGCGATCCCATTAAAGAAGTTTTATATCCAATGACTGATCCTGTTAAATATTGCATGCTATGTGCATCTACAAGTAAAGACACTTCGTCTTGGTCTACTATAAAGTCATCTTCGTTTTGGGTATCATCAAAAGTAAAACCGTATTGAAATCCTGAACAACCGCCACCTGATACATAGATTCTTAGTTTAAGTCCACGTGCTTCTTCATCTGCTAACAAGTCTTTTATTTTTACTATGGCAGAGCTATCTAGGGTTATCTGGTTCAAATGGCTTTTGGATCGAAGTTGTATAACTCGGAGTAGACGTTTTTAATACGAAGAAACTTAGGGCCATGCTCATGGAAGTCATCATCGCCTCGAACGTAGAGAGCTAAGTGAACCATCTCGTGAAGCAAAGTTTGAAAGATAGTTGTAAAGTGCCCACATGCATTAGAACTTATTTGAATCTCCATCTCGTGCTCATCAAAACAACCATATATATTAGGATTTTTAATGACTTTAAACTTAACTTTAGAAGATTTGGGCATGGGAAGGTTATTGAACGGAGCCATCTGGCATGCCATGTTGTAGAGTATCTCTAAGTTCTTCTTAGTTAACGTAGTTTTTGGCATAAAACACCCCTTAAAAACATATTATACTTAAAAAAGTTGCGACTTAATGACAAAGTAGTATAAAATAGTTAAATTAGCTGCAAAATTAATATCATAGGTGACACAGCGACCCATGCAAACTAGAAATACTGAAGAAGATCAAGAAGTTACCCAATTTGACGACGACGCAGTTGTCATGTACCCCCATATTGAAGATAACATACCTATTCCTAAGAACGTTAGAGAAGCTTTACCTGATTTATCTAACCAAGAAGAGATAGAAATGCTAGCTAATACTGTAAAACTTATCTCAGACTTAACCGGAGAGCCTATAGAAGCTACGCAAGAGGACATAGATGAAGCCAAAACGGTGATAAAAACTATGATTAAAGAACCTGAAACCAAATTACAGATTAAAAAATACAAAAATGGTACTTTAGCAAGCTTAGCAGGTATGGTTGCAGAGTTAGATGCACAAGTAGTAGATGATTTAAAAGACTTAAAGACGTTTGTAATCAATGGACTTATTAAGGAAGCCACGATGTCAGACAAATCTAAAGAACGAATTACAGCACTACGTGCAATCGGCGAGGTAGATGGGGTCGATGCATTTAAAAAACATACTGAAGTGGTCCATAAGAATATGTCGTTGGATGATATAGAAGATAGACTAAAGATACTCGTGGGTAAACTACAAAAAAGATTAGAAATAAAAGATGTTCAGGGTGAGACTGTAAATAATGGTGAGTAATGAACAAAAAAAGTTAACACCTGAAGAGATTAAGAAAGAACAAGAAAAAAGAATACTGTCACTGATTAACTTTCTATCGGCTCATAGACAACTTTTAGGAAAAGAAGAAGCTGAACTAGTCGACGTGCTGGTGGAGGCTACGAGTGGTAGGATAGTACAAGATGTAGGTAGTACAAGCTTTTTAGAATTTATACAACACGTGTACCCAGGGTATATGGTAGGAGCGCATCATGCAAGGTTGGCTAAAATATTTGAAGATATTGCTGCGGGAAAGAAGAAACGAGTTATTGTTAACATTGCGCCGAGACATGGTAAATCAGAGCTTATTTCATATCTTGCGCCTGCATGGTTCCTCGGTAAATTTCCTCACAAAAAGGTTATTATGGCGTCTCACACAGCTGATCTGGCAGTTGGCTTTGGTCGTCGTGTCCGTAATTTGGTGGGCTCGGATGCGTATAAGGATATTTTTCCGGCGGTAGAATTACAAGCTGACTCTAAGTCTGCATCACGTTGGGGGACAAATTTTAATGGAGAGTATTTTGCTATTGGGGTGGGTGGTGCTCTCGCTGGTCGCGGGGCTGATCTTTTTATCATTGATGACCCTCACTCTGAACAGGATGCTAAACTTGGACGATCTGATGTTTTTCTCCCTGCTTGGGAGTGGTTTCAGTCTGGCCCTCTTCAACGTCTTATGCCGGGCGGTGCGATTATTGTAGTGATGACTCGGTGGAGTAAACTTGATTTGACTGGGCAAATTGTGAACCAGATGATTAAGAATGAAGAAGTAGATCAGTGGGAAGTGGTAGAGTTTCCAGCGATTGTGCAAGATAAAGAAGGCATTGAGAAACCGTTATGGCCTGAGTTCTGGAGCCTAGAAGAATTACTTAGTAAGAAAGCTGCATTAGATGTACGATACTGGAACTCACAATATTTACAAAATCCGGTATCAGAAGAAGGCGCATTAATAAAAAGAGAGTGGTGGAATATATGGGAAGAAGAAGATCCACCCGATTGTGAATTTACAATTATGAGTTTAGATGCTGCCCAGGAGGCGAATAATAGAGCGGACTATAACGCGCTCACCACTTGGGGCGTCTTTTTTAACGAAGAAACGAATAACTATAATATAATACTGTTAAACTCAATTAAGCAACGACTAGAGTTTCCTGAGCTCAAAGAACTTTGTATACAAGAGTACAAAGATTGGGAACCTGATTCGTTTTTAGTCGAAAAGAAATCTAATGGTGCAGCCTTATACCAAGAGTTTAGAAGAATGGGTATACCGGTAGGTGAATTTACACCAGGTAAAGGGCAAGATAAGATTAGTCGAGTCAATGCAGTATCTGATTTATTTAGAAGTGGTATTGTGTGGGCACCTGATAGACGATGGGCTAAAGAAGTTATAGAAGAATGTAATGATTTTCCGAGTGGTGCCAACGATGACTTGGTGGATAGTACAACATTAGCATTAATAAGATTTAGACAGGGTGGATTTATTAAACTACCTAGCGATGAAGCAGATGAGATTAAAACATTTAAAAGTTCTAGGAATAGATTGTACTCAATATAAGGATTAAATTATGGCAACTAATATAGATAAAAGTGTATACCAAGCTCCGATGGGATTAGATCAGGATCCACAAAATCCAGAAACAACGGCGTTAAGTATTCAAATTGAAAATCCAGATTCAGTAACACTTGATGACGGCAGTATGGAGATTACTATCGTACCTGGTAAAGATGACGCTAATGATGAGTTTAATGCTAACTTAGCAGAAGAGATGAACGAAGGTGAGTTAACTGAGTTGTCAGGTGATTTGCTTGGTGAGTTTGATGCTGATATTAATTCAAGAAAAGATTGGTTAACGACTTATGTAGATGGCTTAGAGTTACTAGGTCTTAAAGTAGAAGATAGAACAGAACCATGGCCAGGTGCATGTAACGTATATCACCCTCTTATGACAGAAGCACTTGTAAAGTTCCAAGCTGAAACTATGATGGAAACATTCCCAGCTGCAGGTCCAGTTAAAACTGTGATTATTGGCAAACAAACAAAAGAAAAAGAAGATGCTGCTGAACGTGTAAAAGATGATATGAACTATCAGCTCACGGACATGATGCCTGAATATAGACCTGAACATGAACGCATGCTATGGGGTCTTGGTTTATCAGGTAATGCATTTAAGAAAGTTTATTATGATCCATCGTTAGAGCGTCAAGTAGCGATGTATGTTCCAGCTGAAGATATTGTAGTTCCATATGGCGCTTCTAATTTAGAAACAGCTGAGCGTGTGACTCATGTCATGCGTAAGACTAAGAATGAATTACATAAACTACAAGTAGCAGGTTTTTATCGTGATGTAGATTTGGGCGAACCATATTTAGATATTGATGAAGCAGAGAAAAAGATTGCAGAGAAACTAGGATTTAATCCGTCAGAAGATGATAGATTTAAGATTCTTGAAATACATGTTAATTTAGATTTAGAAAACGGTGATAGTGAAGATAATATTGCGCTACCTTATGTAGTCACTATTGAAAAAGGCACAGCGACTATTTTATCTATTCGTCGTAATTGGAATCCAGACGATAAACTAAAAGCTAAGCGTCAACACTTTGTACACTACGGTTATATTC